ACTTTGTTTTTACCAAAAGTTCCAATGTATTGCATTACTGCTAAATCGTTTATTCTCTCTGTTAATACATTCCCTATTTCACCGAATAAAACAACTTCACCATACAGGCTAAAGCCACCTAATATTTCATACCCGTATAGCCATTTTTTATCAATTGTATCGTATACTCTGAATTTTGGGTTATTTTTCATAATATCTTTTCCTTTATTACCTCAATTAAAATTATCAAACCTATGCCCACTCCGTACCAGATCAGGCAGCGTAAGAGGGTGAGGGCGAAGAGTTTCATAACTCTTTAAATTTCTTACCACAAAAAGTACAATACTCACCCTTCATACTTATTTGCTTAGTACGTGGCTTACTTTGTGTCCCGTTAACCTTACTAAAGGTAAATGTAAACTCAAACGGCATCATTATATAAGTTGCCGATGGTTCTTCGTCAAAAGCTAATACAAGGTTTTTGTACCCACTTTCGGTAATGTTCCAATCTGGATTTTGAGTTTTAATGTGTTCTAAAACCCTTTTTTCTGTTGTTTCTATGCAATTACAAGCCATTGTTAATCATGTTTAATACTTTATCTATAGCATCATTAAAACCTTTTTTATATTCGGTAATTTCACCAATATATTTTTGCGCCTCTATTAGTTTTACTTTTTGGTCGTATCCGTCACAAAATCCATATTGATATGACTTTGCCTCTAAATTAGTGTGACCCCCGTAATTTTGTGCTAATTTTTTAATTGCTAAATTTTTTATTGTTTCTTTTTTCATTTTTCCAATAATTTAAATCAATCCAAAAACTAACTGTGTCGGGAAGTGCCCGGAGTCGAGTGGTTAATTGTTATTTTCATTGATTAAGGGCGTTAATAAGGGCATCGGCCATTTCTACCGACCATTTAGCAATTTTTTCATAACCACCAGTGTGGCATTCATTATTGGCACAATATCCCTGCATAGCAAGTCCGGCAAAATATTCCCTCTTTGACAACCCTATTAAGTTACCTGCACCCTCAATATGTGGCATATCTGATTTAGTTTGGCATGTACCATTCGGGGCTAATGGTTGGGCATTTATAGGTTCATTTGGCTCCGTTCTCATTGTTCTTTAGTTTTAAAAACTGTTCACGATTAACCACGTAGGTTATTACATAGTGGCTTGGTTCACCAAATACACCGTTACAAATATCGCTGTGGGTTGCTAAATCAATACCCATCGATAGTTTTGCGCCCCCTTTACAAGTTTGTGAACCTAAGAAAGCGGTGGTACATCTAATATCCATGTTATTAGTTGCCATTTCATCCATGACTAGCAAATCTGATTTTTTCATCCTTTTCTCAATTTATAAGTTTCGTAAAGTTTGCAGAGGTTATGGTAAGAACCACAGTATATTTATTTTTGAGCAATAGTAAATACTTCCATCAAATCCTGTTATTTCACAATTATTTTGATGCTGTAAACAATCACTTGGACACCCATAATCAGTTGGGAATGGTTTATTAATATCGGTTACGGTTAATAATTCATGCATACCATTGTTGGTAAAATTAATGCCATCTGTGTGTTCGCCTGTAGTCTTATTAATCATATACGAACCATCAACAACAATAACAGTGTCACGCAATTTTATATGCTTTTTCCTGTATTCAGGAACCATATTGTTATCAGCCACTATATACCTTTTTTCAGGCTTATCCTCCTTTACCTCTATCCCCGCTATTTTGGCGTACTCGGAGAAGGGGAGGATGGTGTAGTATTGTGCTTCTGAATCAGATATTTCAATTATGTATGGCTGCTTTTTAAACTCAACATACATTGGATAAATCCTATTAGAAGTTATCATATCAATATTATATGTGTCATCTAACAGATGTTTCTTTTCGTAGTCAGTAAGCAGTGTTTTTAACTCCCGTTTTGTGGTGACTAGGACTGCGGTGGGTTTGGGGGTGGATGTCTCATGTTCAAAATATTGAGACAAGTCAAGTACATTATCAATCATATATTGTGTCACTTGATAGGTATGATCTTTTTCAAATTCTATTTTAGATACACCACCTCTTACACATACCATTAAATCCTCAATACACCTTACCTTATCCCCTGCTTTTAAATTTTTCATTTCTCACTCAATTTATGCGCCTCACTAACTCTGTCGGTGAGGGCCTGGTTTATGATTGCCGTACGGACAAACAGACTTTTGTTAACACTCTCTGGCAGGGCTTTCATAATGTCAAGGCACTCCTTATCTAAGTAATAGGATTTATATTTTCCAGGGTTTTCTTTTTTATTCATTAGTTCCAAATTAAATCTATGTCAACATTAATTGTTTTTTGTGGCACTTCGCCGCATGTGGGATCAATTATAAATCCATAGTACCCATTAGTATCAGGCCACATATTTAACTTGCCTGTGCAGTCTTTAAAATAGTAAAGACCACTATCCCCACCGCAGAAGCAATATACGCCGGTGGACTCTTTTGTGAATAGGTAGTAGCGATGCCCTACCTCTAGTTTGTTCTTTATCATAACACAAAGATTAAAGTAATTATAATGAATAGCCCTGTGCTGCCATAGATGGCTATTTTGTCTAAAGTTTCCATATTTTAGTCCCATTAGGTATAAAAATACCGTTAATGCATAACCCGTTTTTCTTAATGTCGGTAACATAACCGCCTGTATATATTACACCACCCGCCTCGAAGTCTATCTTTTGACCCATATAATATTCGGGTACTTCAATAGTCAGTGGGCCACCTTGATTTTCGATAGCGACCCCACCTATTTTTATACTGATTAATTTACCTTTTATCGTTGCCATCACTTAAAAAATTAAACTCCCAATCTGTGCAGCTCTCCAATCCCGAGCATCCAGATCAAAATATGTTAAAACTGAATAATTACTCCTATGATTACCCTTAGTAGCGGGTACGCTATCCAAAGTGCCTATAGCCTCGCGGCGTGATCCGTCTTTCTTAGTGTAACTGAATGTAACTACACCGAGGCAAAGGGCAACTTGTAACTTTACGATCTTCCAAGCGTAAACTAACGATTCTGAAAATGAGCTGAACTGTTTACGAACGGTCCATGCTATTGAAAAAAGGCGTGATTTCATTATTTGTTCCCCCTTTCTAATGATGCTTTGATAGCTGCAACGCCTGATACAAACGCTTCTGGTGTCATGCCTTGTAATTTGGCTGATCTGATTTGTGCGGGGGTGATTTTTGACTTTTTCATTTTCTGTTCTGATTTGTTATGTAAATATACATACATAATTCAGAATAGCAAAATATATTTTACTTTTGTGTAAAAAGTGTGAAATGTGTGTAGTTACCAGCCGAAGTCGGCTTCTTTATGGAGTTTGCCTAATTGATTTTGTATAGCGTACCTGGCGGCATCTAAACTGTGATTGAACATATCTACAGGTGTACCCGACTTCTTATCGTTCCATGCGTAGTTATTCAACTCTTTAATGATATTAATACTTGACGGGTCAATAACTAACTGGTAATCCTGCATAATGGCTATACCTGCTGATATACTGCCAGGCCCTTTTACCGCTTCCGAAACATTACATCCCCGGTTCTTTAGTTCTGTTATTAGCCGGGGCTCCGCGCTATCTGCAATAATTAAATGATCCCCAGCATAACGAATATTTTTATCTGCTATATCTGATGTGGTTAACCTTGCCTGGTAAAAACATTCATACAGGTATATCTTTTTATTAGCCTTATCAATAGACGTTTTGATCAATGTGGATGGATCGATACTAAACCCAAAATCCTGCCCGAATACAGGAACGGTTATTTCTTTGAATGTATCAATTACCCAGTTAGTAAATATTACGCCCTCGGCCTTATCCAACCAGCCACCTTTGATCACATGCTTATAGTACGATGCTTTTTTAGCTATATTGGCCGGTACGTCATCAACTGGCAATGATTGTGATATTTCATAAGAAATTCGCTTATCTTCAAAATCCTCCCAGATATTATCTGGTATAAATTGCCTGTCCATATCCCTATATTCGGAATGGATGTAAAGAACATTACCCTTTACGCCATTATACCCCTCTGCAATACCATTACTTTCATAAAGTTCCTTATATATCCAATGTTCTTTTGTCGATGGGTTGAGTAATAATACATTCAGGTTACGAACATCTAAGGCCCTGATTGACTTTTTGATTTTATCCCAATCATTGAAAGACGGCATTTCCTCAGCCTCTTCCAAAATAAACATTGAAAAGTTTTTTAATGATTTTAGGTTAGCTGTCTGGTTGCCTGAACTTGTTTTAATCCCTTTGAAAACAATCTTACTCTGGTTCATCGTGCCAGATATACGGTCCTTGCTAACTTCAAAAGATGTGTAACAATCCAACACTTCTATCTTCTCGTTAAATTCTGGTATTATAGAGTCCTCAGCACTCGAAAGGGTGTATCTGGTATAAAGTATCCTGTGGTTAAAATCTTTGGCTGCAACACAGGAAAACAGGCCAACAGCGAAAGATTTCTGTGAGTATCTGCCACCGGTGATAACTACGGTGTCAACTTTGTATAATTCGCTGATTTGGTCGCATGATAGCCATTGAAATAAAGGCTCATATTTTTCACTGATCTTAATCTGTTCACTCATTTACGCCTTTAGTGAAAATGATAGCTGTATTTTGGATCTTTTCGCCTGATGTGGTATGATCAATAGCCTGGTTGTCTTTCCATCCGAAACGGTTTTTCATATTCATATACCATCCTGTAAAATTGAACTCCTTGTTACTCAGGTTTTTACGTCCGTTTTTATGCCACCAAGCCTCTGAAAGTAGCTTTCCTATTTTTATGGTTTCCGAAAACTGTTCTTCTTCTTGCCTCCACCGATCCCAAAGGTCGTTTGAGAATGAACCCCGCATGTGGTATATTTCGGCTTTTACCTCTACGTCCGATGCCCCCTCGCTATATAATTCAAGAAGTGTGTCATACCATCCGTCTGGTAAATCAAAGTTCGATATAGGTCTACCCCCTGCCATTACCCCAAATGTAAGTAATTATCTATAATGTTTTTACAATCATCGAATTTACAAAAAATTATATGGACTGTCAACCTTAAAAGAATATTGCTGCATAGGTAAGGGTGTGCCTGATATATAAGCATCGAGTATTCTCATAGCCTCATTACGATCATTACAGAAATAAGCAGGCCGCTTAATCTGCCATGCTTTCATAATGAATAGGTATTGGTGAGCGTAACGCTCTTTTACGGTCCCATCTGATAACCAATGTTCACCTGGTTTCTTAAATTCAATATACATGCCGTTATAATAACCCACAGGCGTTAAGCATTCCCAATCCGATACACCGTCAACAGAATTGAAAACTTTGAACAAGTTGCCCATATAATGGCTTCTTGACTTTTCACGCTCATGCCGGATAAACATCAGCTCAGGGTACTTCTTTTTAACATCATTACAAAAAGATAGCTGCAAATCAGACTCCTCGTGTAAACTTGCTTTTCGTTCCTGATCTTCTTCCTCGGTTAATATTGGTGCTTTGTAATTAGCTTTGATACCCATGAAGTTCATTTCATCAAGTACTGCTTGGGTTGCCGGATCTGTTGATTTGTATTTTCTTTTCATAATCCTAATTTTTCTATAATTTCTTCATTTGTAAACCCCTGTTTTTGTAGCTCGATACACTGCTCCCGCTTGTCAATATACGCCCTGATCCGCTCTACCGTGTCGTTGGTTATCACCCTGGCCTTACCTGTGCTTTTTACCTTTTGGGCTGGCTGAGTGGTGGTGGGGATGCCGTCAAATAGGGTTGGGGTATCGTTACGCATAAGTATACAGGTTTACACGGTTTACAGGGGTTACAGGTAGTTTATATACTTTGCCAGAAAATAAAAAAATAATTATGTACAATAATAAAAAAAGTACATATATATAGTTACAAGTAACTTGTAAACTTGTAAACTTGTAAACTTTATTTATATATAGTGGCTTCATTGGCTAAAATGGGGCTTTTTCTTGGTTTACAGGTTGGTTTACAGGATGAGTACTTAACTCTATAACCTTGTAAACCCTTATAGTTGTATTGTTTATTTTCTTATGCGTCTGGTGGAATTTCATCTCTTTTAAGATCAATCCTAATTTTGTCTGGCTTAATTTAACGTTACTTTGATTTTGTATATATGATAGTATTTCTGAATTGGTACGGTCTACAGGATAGCTACCAGGATGTTCTGACGGCAATCCAAAATACTTACTTACTAATTCTTCTTCCGATGATGATTGTTTAAATTCAATACCGCTATCCCGTAGTTTTTCAATATCTTCTTTAGATAAATTATAATCAAAGTCATTATCATAAAGATACGCGGCCTCAAAAAATACTAAATCCTTATTAACGCTATTATATAATTCCCTGTCAATATCCAAAACACGGACCGGAAGTATACGCCTGTTACCTGTTGGATCGTTCAGTATTTCTTCATCATTGGTAGTACCGCAAAGCATAGCTAAACGCTGTAAATCTACCGATACACGGCCATAAGGTTCACGGATTGAAAACGTCTGCTTAGAGGTCATTTCCTTTAATTTCTTTTGCTCTTGCTTTGACTTTCCGCCCATTTCATCATCCATGATGATTAGTTTCTTTGTCATAAGAATTTCATCATCCTTGCCTAAATCCAGCTTTGATTCTGCATAATATTTACATAAATCAGTAGGCAATAAATGACGGAACCAATGTGTTTTACCAGTGTTTTGGCCTCCGCATAGAACTAACATCAGCGGACTGTGATAACCTTTTATACTGGCGATTAACGATACTAACCACTTTTTAATAAAAAGGTCAGCATGTGGCGTATCTGTTTTTATTGATTTTATTAACTGGTCAATATAACCCTCTATAGGTTCAGGTGGATTATCAAAGTAGTATTTAATAATCTCTGCAAATGGGTTATAACTTGTTGTAAACTCGCTGAATATAATAGATGTTACAATATCCTTTGTGGCTTTTTCTATTGATGTACGGCAGTTTATGAAAATTGAATTTAATGTTATATCATCAATGGATTTACCATCTAATTCTATATTCCTTGAAATTACATTTCTACGTAAATTATAATTCTGCCGGATGAATGTTTTTATGTCAAGAATTAAATTTTCCTCTGTACCTGAAACAGGCTCGGCTAATACCTGGTTAATTAAAGGTTCAGCTTCGGTAGCTTCTTTTTCTGTAAGACCATGTAATTTTACAAGGTATTTTTTAGTAACTTCTTTTTTATCACCTACTAAATTTGACCTTTTAACTGTTTTGGCTGAACGAATAATACTTTGAGTTTTTTCAGAATATATACGTAAACCTTGCTGTTTAGCTAAATAATATATAAATCCGATTGATATTTTTTCATTTGTTGACTTCAATAAGTGAGTGTATTTATTATCAGCCTTAGTGAAATTATATCCATCATTGTACTGGCTTAAGGCATGAAAGTAATTACGCCCATTTTCTCCAAATTTATTTACGATCGCAAACCCTATTTTTATCCAATTACCATAATCACAAGTAAGATCAACCTTTGACGCTGTAATCTGGTTAACGATGTTATTAAAATCATCCTCAACGAATACATAATTTAACGGTACTGGTTTTTTCTTTTTTGTTTCAGGTATAACAGGTGTTAACTGGCTATTTTCATTAATATGAATTTCAGGATCGTAGGTAACGAAGCGGGGCCTGGATATATCCTTGCATTTTTCATCAATATTGATATTGTATTTCGTATAAAGATGTTCGCTAAGGAAATTAAAACTCTCCAGATGCGCCTTTGGGTTTATCTTAGCGATAGCGCAAAGCCCGTTACCTGAGCAGGAAATAAATACAGCATGGAAATAATTATCGGAAGCAAGTTCCGCCTTTGCATCATGTACGCTATCTCCTAAATTATCAATATCAATACATAAAAAACCAGAATGCTTTACAATTCCCATTTCGTTACGCTCTTTAAATTGACCAGATATAGTTACATATGGTAGCTTACTTTTAGCTTTTTTACGTTCTTCATCCGTTTTTTTACTCCTGAGATCAATAATATCATCAATCCACCGACCATCTTTTACCTGTTGTAAAAAGGTTTCTATTGAAATATCCTTACCGTTTTTTGTGTCGGTTATGACAGGATATAAACTAATTATTGCACCTGTCATATAACTTTTATAAAATCGTAAACAATGTATTTATGAACTCCATCACGTGTAATTCTATTTAATTTAAATAGGGCACCGCCAATTTCCGGGTCATGGTGTAGTATATTATTACAACACACTTTCTTTTCTAATTCGCTTAGAATTTCGTGAGCCCCTAAATAATCACTACCAGTTTTTGTATAAGAATACAAGTAATATTCATAATTTGCGATCCTTAAAAGTTTTATTCTTTCTCGTGGCATGTGTTGTTTTTTTTAACTTTTTTTAGATAAAAATTACGATGCTTTGCTGATTAAATCTTTCAAAGCTATTTCCTTTTCTAAGGTTAAATTTCGCGTCCCTCTAAGTACCTGGCTAAAATGCGACGGGGATAAACCAATCTTTTCAGCTATGAATACTTTCTTTAATCCAGACTTTTTTATCTGGTCCTTAATACTGTTATTCATATTCCTAATTTACGCTTAATTTTTCTTAACTCAAAATATTATTTCCACTAAAAACTAATCACCCCATCCTGCCTCAGCTTATACTTTTTAAGTATCAACGCCTTAACAGACCGCTGCATCTTTCGAGATAACTCCTTAATCTTATAATCCCGGTAGTTGTAAATCAAAAAATCTACTTCGTCCTGTGTCCAGTATTTAGCAGCGAATTTACGCTGGGTATATCTCGGTTTTAAGGTAATCATCCGTGACATAATATATTCCGGCTCCGGTTCTTTATGTTCGTTCATTTTTTGGCAGAAATAACAGCCTGGTTTCCGGCACTGTTCATTGATCGGTTCCATCCCCATCTCCCATCGGTATTTTGATGATATGATTTCGGGCGTTTCATTCTCAAAAATAGAAGCCAGTTTATCCCGGCCTCCATTCTCTGCGATGAACAATTCTATTATTTCGGTGAGGTTGGGCATGTTAGGCGAAGTAATAAGGCCCAAATTTAACTAGCTTGGCATCATGGGTATCAGATAACAATTTCTCTATCTGCGCCCGGTGTTCATCTGTTATAAGGTCATTTAAAACCGCCCATTTACCGCAGATAGCTTTTTTCTTCTGGCATTTTTTATCATTACGAATACCAGCTATAATAGCCTTGTTGAGTCCTCGCTCTTTAATTGATATAGTAGCCAAAATTACCGGGTGTTTATCATCAAAACGTTCGTCGTGACTTCGTTTATTTGCCCATGAACTACCCTCGATTACCTTAGCTAAACTTACAGGCTGGGCGATGCGTTTAATATCGCCATTAACCTTACTGATCCGCTCTTTTGTCGGGAATGGGAAGTTTATATTTTCGCCGATAATTAACTTTAACTTGCTGGCGTTTACTTTTATTTCAGAAAGTTTTTTCATTGTCTTTAAGATATTTGAGTTGTATTAATTCAGCTTGAGTATATGCCTTCCTACGTTCGGGCTGCTTCCTTATTTTTGTTGGTTCTTCTTCCTCCTCCGGCTTATCATCGCTCAACCAATCCTTATGACACGGAAACTGCACCCCGTTACGCCGTACCAACCACACCGGATCATGATCTTTGTTGTATATGGTAACTTCATCCCCTTTCTTTGCGTAACGGTTAGATTTGAGCAGGTACATTAAATAGCGTCTAGTTGTTTGAGGGCTAGTGTTAAGTTAGCCTCCAATTCAAGACCAGCGTAGCGTGCTATATTTGCCCACTCTGCTACTTTCTTTACATTTGGTTTAGCCTTTGTGCCTAAGTCAATCGGAGTGTCAAGTGTGATTAGCTTAACAAATAATGGGTATTGACTTTCGGGCCTGAATGAACTAAAGTAGTGCTGTTCCAATTTACGGTTAACAGTAAAGTAATGCAAAGACTGGTGTATATT